CGATCACTTCAGGACGCTTTACCTTCAGCGACCCGTGGCCTCGAAAGAGCTCAGACAACTTCATCTCAGTAGCCGAAGTCAGAGGCGAGTCTGGCCAAGGTTCTGCGAGGCAGCTTGAGGATCTTCTCTTCATCTTCCTTGCTCAGACCTGCGTTCGTCTGCAGTCGGCTAGCATCGTAGCAAAGTTCAGCAACCTCGTACGGATCTTTTACTTCTCCGATCGCATCATAGATGTCAGGAGCGATCTGATTCCAGACGTCGTACATCGCGTCTTTTGCCATCTTCTCGATGTCATTGGTAGGCTTTGCTGAGCTGAAGCGAGGGATGCGCGGCTTCTTCTCCTTGGGTTCCTTCGCAGCCTTTTCCTTGGCGAGCTTTACGATCGCCTTCTTCTCAGCAGCGGTGACCTTCTTCACAGCCTTTGCTGCTTCCTTGTCTTCAGCAGCCTTCTTCTCAGCTGCAGTGACGGTGCGATACTGAACTCCCTTGTGGGTTCCGTACTGTCTCCAAGGAGCTTCGATCAACAGGAAAATTTCATTGAGTAGCATCATTTTATTCTCACCATGCAAAAAGATCAACGAATGAGTACACTCGTTGATCCAGTTGGGTACTTCAAGTCAACGATCAACCGTTGATCAGACCGCCGATAGCAGATCCGGTCACAGCAGAGTTGAGAGTCTGACGAACGTGGTCATAGCGAACGGTCAGGTCAATGACGACCTTTTCACCGGTTGCGTAGTCCAGGTCACCCCAGTTCACAGCTTGCAAGAAGCAACCTTCGTACTTCCAAGATTCGGTCACAGCTTCGTTACCGTCAAGCATCTCGAGCTGCATGCCGAACTTGTAGGAGAAGGCAGTTGCTGCGGCGTTGAGCCACGGACCTGTTGCTCCGATCAAGCGCTGTTGCATCTCGAGTTGAGTTTGGATCGCGTTGGTAGCGCGGTTGGTGATGTCATCCTCGACGGTCAACGCGCACGGTTCAAAAGTGTGCTTACCCGCAACGTAGACGCGAGAGTTGTAACGGTCAAGCTGAACTTCTTCGTACGAGAGGCTCGGACGAGCAGCGGTGATTACTTGAAGTGAAAGATCATTCGGGACGCTTGCGTTTGATCCTGAGACTCCGCCGAGACCGGTAAAGATCACTCTCCAACGGTTCTTAGCCTTTGGTTGAAGAACTCCGTTACCAACACCTGCGATTCCGACTTGTGAAAGAGTAGCCATGTAAAATTTCTCCTATTGATGCAGTCTAGCATCATTTTATGGACAAGATTATTTATCCGGTAGAACTAAACCTTGATTAAAATCAAGAAGCACCGCTACCGAAAGTCGTCCAAGTTACATTGTTTGCATCTGCTCCGTTCGTCGAGTAGATCACGAAGTTTTGAGCATCAGTAACTGCAAAAGTTAAGAACCCTGCATTCCCTGAAGTAAACCCTGCATTCAAGTACGTAAGTTGTACCTTGTAGTTAGTGTTCGAGTAAGCAGTTGGTAAAGTTACTGTGATCCCTAAGGTGTTGTTGATGCCGATCGTCCCAGTATAGATTGCAGGATCACTCACTGCACCTAATCGGTCATAAACTTGAGCGAACGTTGAGGTATTTGGAGTAGCTCCGGTAGGTCCTTGAATCCCAGCAGGTCCGGTAGGTCCATCAACTCCGTTTGCTCCAGCAGGTCCGGTAGGTCCATCAACTCCGTTCGTCCCGTTTGCTCCAGCAGGTCCGGTAGGTCCATCAACACCGTTCGTTCCAGCAGGCCCTGTTACTGAAGGTCCAGTGGATCCAGATGTTCCAGCCGGTCCGGTAGCTCCAGGAGTTCCAGCAGGACCAGTTACTGAAGGTCCGGTAGCCCCGTTGGTTCCGTTGGTTCCAGCAGGACCAGTGGGTCCGGTAATCGAGCCACCTGCAGAATAAGATAAGCTATTCCAAGGATTTACACCGTCACCGTACTTGATCTTTTGAGTATCAGTTTCTAGGCCTGGTTCTCCTTGAGACAACACAGGATTTGAAGATGTCCAAGTAGAGCTGAGGTCGCGTCTTAGTTGAATTTTGCTTGCCATTTAACTTCTCCAAGTGAGGATTTCAATGTATTTATGCTGCGAAGATGAAATTTTCATGCACTGCCCCCATCTAAGCCATAATTCAACCCAGAGTTTCCATCAAACACCTGATCACTCAAGCTAAATACAACCGAAGAAGTTCCACCGTCGATGAAAGAAGTATCTACATCAAACACTGCTGAAGCTCCGCCTCCGTCGATGCTGAGGTTTCCGGGTGGGGTTGAGAAGAACAGTTGAAGTTCTCTCAAGCTGACCGTCAAGTAGTCACTGAGTGACTGCAACGCGGTGATCTCGCTGAAGGCTGCTGAAAAGTTAGCACGAACGTCTGATGTTAGCGGGTTATCATGTGTTGGTTTTGTTGGATCAATGTTTGAAGTCATGAGTTTCTCCTGTTAGTTTCCCCAAGGTGTTGCACCGTCATCCCAGTTTACTCCACCGGTGATCGGATTAGATGGATCCCATACTCCAGGACCCTCATCTCCAGTGATCGTGAAGGCTGCCAGGGTAGTGCCGAACGGAACGAGGTTTCCGTTTTCATCGATCTCGTCAAGCGTCAACGTGTCAAGGTCACCGATTCTCACGGTGATGCTTTGAATCAACTCATTTCGAATCTCAAGCGGCGGTGACATCCAAACCGGCAGCTCAAACTGAAGAGTCCAGATGATCATGCGCTTGTCGACCCCCATCGGGTAGTTCTCTTCATTCGTCATGCCGCGAAGGTACAACTTTCCGATCTTCGTCCAGTCAAACGGAGCATCATTGAACTGCAACTGCAGGTCATAGTCAAACAGGATCAAGATCTGCTCGAGGATCTGGAACATCTGGTCGGTGTTTGAGGCATAGATCGACAGCTCCATCTCCATGTTGTACGGGATCGCCATCACTCGCTTGATCGCCTTAACGTCATCTGGAAAGATTCCGCCTTGGTCAAGGTAGGTGCGACGATCGGTCTGGTTTACCCCGTGAAGTCGTTCTGGAGACAGCTCAAGGCCGGTCATGTAAGCAGACATCATCGGAAGAGTGTGAAGCTTGTTCTGGGTGTTGCCTGCAGCAAGGGCAGCCGTGACTCGATCACTTGAGCCGTAGCGAACCGGCACGTCCATCATGATCGGATTCCCTGCTCCGTCAAGTTCACCGTAGACCTTCATCCCAGTGAAGACGTTCGCAAAGCCGAGGATGAACTTCTTCAGCTGCTTGTTGTAGTAGTAGTGTCTGATCGCCATTACATGTACCTCGACAGTTCTATTTTGATCTTTCTTGGATAAGCTGGGTTTAACCCCTTCTCATGCCTAAAGTTTGTCAACCCGATGTTGTAAGCGTGGTACGCATCTTCCTTGTTCCCCAGCTTCTTCTTGTAGTCAGCCAAGATCTCATACGTCTTTGAGATCTGCTTGTCAACGTTGTGAGAAAGCTCCGTCGCGTTCAAGTTCCAGATCTTCGGACGGATCTGAGTGAGTCCTACTGCCTTGTCATTGGAGAGGTTTGACTTCGCGGTCTTCTTGAAGCTGCTCTCTACCCCGATCAAGGCTAGCATCTCTTCTGCCTTGAAGTCACCCTGCTCATGCTTGATGGCAGACTTGACGACCTTCTTTGCTTCAGGTTCCTTGATGTTGTGCTTGTACTTCTCGAGGACCTTCTTGGTCAACTTATCGACACGAGACTGGGCATCCTTGGCAACCTTTTCCTTTGCTGCCTTCTCGTCGGATGCTTTCTTCGCAGCGTCGGCCTTAACCTTCTCTGCCTTCTTCGCAGCTTCTTCCTTCGACTGTTGAGCTTGCTTTGCTTGAACTTCTTGCTTGTGAGCTTGGTACTTTTCATGCCCTGCTACTCCGCCCGTCGTCAGAGCAGCACCCAAGGCAGCACCTGCGAGGACGTGGCGTAGCTTGATCTCATCGATCTGTTCTTGTTCTAAAAGTTCATTGACCTTCATTGAGGATACCTCTTCTCTAGTTCTTGAGTGAATAACTTGATCGCCTTCTTCCACTTGTCAGGAGAGTACTTCTTTAAGCTCAAGAAGAACTTAGACGGAATGATGAACCCGCCGTTCTTCTCATCGATCAAGTCTGAGTGTTGTTTCGGCACTGCTCTAGCTCCGACGAAGACGTCGAT